TGTGCACGCAAGGTGATGATGCAAGAGTAGTCGTTGAACAGCCTGCTCTAGCTATAGGCGTATGCGAAGTTATGCGTATGGCCGGGTTAAAAATTACCCCTGAAAAGACGTGGGTGTCGCCAAGCTATGACGAGTACCTGCGCCAGGTGTCGGGACGAACCGGAGTATTCGGCTACCTGTCTAGAGGTATCACCTCTATCTTATGGAGGAATCCTATTAAGTCGGAACCTGTTTGTAAGATAACTGAGATCCGCGCTGTCGCCCAACGCTGGCAGACATTGGTGAATCGCGACGCACCACTAAAACTGGTCGCTCACTTTGCAAAGCAGGAACTACGTCGCTTTGCAACACAACTCGCACAACCGTTCGAGGTTATAGCGAACTGGGTCGCCACACCAGTCGTTGTCGGGGGGGTAGGACTGCATGAAATTGTAGGATACCCCACCGAGTATGCAGGTCCTTATCTAGTGCCTGCTGTAACCATACTGCCGAGCAAGTCCAAATTCCCTGGCCTCCCAGGCCTGCAGGAGATTCAGAGCAAGGCGGCCCGGTATGGCTTACACTGGATGGATCTTCGCCCGATGATCCATGACGAGGTTGTCCGACGTATGAAACCATTCATGCCGGGTGTCCTCTACCCGAAAACTCGTGTCGTCACTGAATGGGTAATTGTGACCATGCCAGCCGTAAAGGTCTCGGTGCCTATTCGTGACACAAGATGGAAGATTCCTTTGTCATCCGCGAGTTCCGACCCTCTTGTCCCAAGATGGTTCCATCAGACCTGTGTCAAAGGGCTGATTTCACAAGGTCGTTATGACGACGTCGACGCCTTGCTTCCCTCATCTCATAGCATATACTCAGCATGGATCAGGGCAACCCACCGTATCCGCACGTGGGCAGACTGGCTACTTGGTACCCTATCTTTACCTCTCCGACCTAGGATGGGGTGGGGGTCCAACTACCTGTCAGGAAAACTTTCTGGCAACTCGCGCCGCATTATCTCTGCTGCGCTCGCGTCAACTAAGCCATACTGTGGGGCAAGACGCTTCGCGATTGAGATCGCTTACTATAACACACAGCCACATCCATCATCATGGACTGCGATTAGAATAGGATCTTAATCTTCTAATCCACGACTAGCTGGAAAGGGAAACTCCGTAGAGAGTTACCTTCCCAATGCTAATCACCGGTGCTTGTCTTTATAGACAACACTCTAGGGTGTAACATCAGTTCGAGTCACACTCGTGCATTAAGTCAACGTTGAGGGTAGAGATCTGGCGCCGCAGCCTTTTTATAGAGCTCTACATATTCTCATGACGGTTCTTGCGGATGCTTTATACGTTCCTCCCAGAGAGGAGCCTA